CTCTACCTGGGTTTCGTATTGATCCGATAGTAGTGACGCGGTCGTATCTATGTCCTGCGTATACGCGTTGATATCTCGTCTTTTGAAAGTCTTAAGCCCCCCTTCAGAAGCTGTCGGATCGAAGACACTCGCCGTTGCAGACCACAGCATCCGAGCATACCTAGGATAAATACCATCCCGCGAAAAAAAGCCTTGTGGGTCGAATGTATTCCAGGCCAGAGTAAAGAGCTGAGGGATATTTCCGCCGACCCCCGTTGGGCCAGCGGAAATATTATACTCTCCCAGTTCAGCGGGAAATGCGCCGAATATATCGAAAGTACCGTCTCCCGTGACCTCAGAAGACCACGCCTGCTCCCGTGTTACGTTTGTCCAGATAATAGCCATGACTACAGCGTCGGCAAGGCAATCGAATAGAAGTCAATTGTTTGTGTGGCAGCCGCTACAAGCGATACAGAACTCAAATTAAGTTCTGCGCCAACCACGCCAACTGCGCCCTGCAAACGGGGCTGCGTAGTACTTAGAGCCCCAGTATCCGCAGAACCGACATGCCGGTAATAAGTGGCAGTACCTGTCGCTGCGTTCACCCCAGACCAAATTTCTGTGGTCTCTTTAACGATAACACCGCCAGATGGGGCGGAGTTTTCCAAGTTGATACCAGCGCCAGTAGAATTAATGGAAATAGTACACAATAAAGTACCAGTCACTGCAGCGTCAGCAGTCGCAGGCACAGAACCGGAATAGATATTAATGAAGCCCGCCAACAACTGCGTATAGAGATCGTTCCCTTTCAGCAGGTTGTTTCGGAGGCCAGTAGATGCTTTGAAGGTCATAGCAAATCTCCTTACACCGAGGCCATTTGAAAGCCAGCGGTAACTTTTAAAATAGTCGAGTTATCGACCGCTTTTGGCGAGGTAAAACGAACTGCTGACAATAGCACGCCGGAGCCATTGCCTTTGACTGAGCCGGAAGAGATAAAGCCCCCGTAAATAGTTTTCGTAGCGTTGATGGTGAAGTTAGCCACTGCAGCAGAGTTGTCCAATGCTCCAGCAGATACCGCTCCAGACGAAAAAGCCAAGCGCGCGGATTCCGCGTATGCAGTAGACTCTGTCGCAGAACCCGGGAAAGTGGACATAATATCCGTAGTCTGTGGAGTGTAATTACCTTCGAAAATCCCAATGTACCACGTACTAAGTTGCGCTGCACCCTTAATACCAGCGCTCAGGAAATAGTTCAAACCCTCGATAGGTGTGAGGTTATGAACAATTTCGGTCTGAGACTCGTCAACTTTGCCAGTTTGCTTGTCCATGACTTCGATCAGATACGTGAAGCCGGTCAGCAACGATTCTTTAATGCTTTCCATTTAATTCTCCTATTGCGGAACGACTTCCGCATCCATTGTACTAGAGACGAGGGTCGTGGCACTAGGCATAGTGCGCGTATCCAGAGAATCGTCACGACGTACAGCTTCAGCTTCCATCCAGGTTTTCGCGCCCATTATTGAAATACCAGGATTAAACAATGTCGCGATAAACTGTTTCATCCCATCCTCCTCACGAAAAAGACCCGCGCCGCTCGTCGCCGGTTCTACTGCTACGGAATCTTCTTGCAAATTTTTCCAGTTACCAGCCTGATCACCGCGTATAATTCCGCGATTGCTCATCCACCAGACATCGTTGGTATTAGCTACTCGGCCACTGCATCCAAAAGCTGCCCCGTACGGGACAACTGCGTTCGCGATTGAGTCCGATATAACACCGGACAGGAAATAAGTATTCTCCGACGCTACATACACTCCACCAACCACGGGCTCTACGATCGTTATCGGCTCTTGAAATGGGATATATCCACGCACTGGGTCGAACAGCGATGGCGCATACGGCTCCGAGAAATAGAGCGTATTTCCTATCACCGTATACAAACGACCTAAGTAATACCGCAACAGAGATCCAGGAGGCATAGGAGCCAATAACACAGTCTCGCATCTAGGCCCGTATATAATCGGAGCGGCGAACGTAATACTAGCAGCTTGTACAGTATCAGCCAGGAAAAAGACCTCTCCGTTTCGTGTGGTGACGTAAACAGCATGAGTGTACGCCGGATCCATCGCCCCCACCGATAAAGAACTATTGTCGGGAACAACGATATTCACAGGAACAGTTGTGCCTCCTTGCCTTCCAGACACAGTGTCGATTCGACAAATTGCAACTTGATACTGTCCACCAACCAACGACCCAGATCCAGTGCTTAGTACTGGAGCCTGTGCCGGTATAGGAAGAGTCAGATCTGTAGCTACTTGACCAACTAGCAATTTCAGAACATCGCCATTAGAACATATGACTCCCAAGGGGGAATCGTCATAGAACATCCGCTTACCAGGAGCTAGACCGGTGAGCACAGTAGCTGTGTACAGAGAGCCGTCGTTGTTAACCCTTACGTACTTGAGCGAAGTGTAATCCACATAATACCCATACTGGGTATTAGGGTGCCCAAATAGGGAATGTCCGTCGGCAGCAGCTTCCTCTAGCGAAAATCCCTTACGACGTTTGATAGTGCCAGCAGTAGTAATATCGACGTTGACCGCGTTATGCAGAAAGTGCGTAGATTCCTGCGCGTCCTGACTCCCATGAATGAAGTCCGGGAGGCGATTATTCATTCCGTCGAAGCGGGGGAGCTTAACTGTCTTCACTATGTCCTCAGGGCGGGTAGAACGCGCACAACTCTACCATTAAGCTGGCCTGGACCAGCAGAATTACATAGTACTACTTCTGGGCGCAAAAGACAAGGCCCGTATTGGCGTCTCCCCTAAGAAGGAAACCAATACGGGCCTTGTCTTTTGCCCCTGTAGCTCAACTGGATAGATCCTTGGTTTCGTATCCCAGTGGTTGCCCGTTCGAGTCGCTTTCTTACACATCTATATAGTATCACGAATTATAAAGAAGTACACAAATATTCCACCAGAAACTCGCCGCTGTTGCATGAATGTACTCTGCCGTCTGCTTCAGTTATAACCCAGTCTCCAGGACATACTTTCTGGCCTTCGTCCCCAGAATCTATCCAGCCGTGCTCTATATGTCTCATACCGCACAAATCGCACAAACTCCCGTCTAAAATATACGGGTTGCGGAAATACCTCACCACCTTTCCTTCAGAGAGAAATGGGGCAAATTGGGTCATACTGCGGGGATCTGGCACAACAAGTTCCGAGGCGTCCCGTGGGTGGTCGCCGTTCCTTATCCATCGAACGGCATCGACTACAGCAGTCTTTCGCTTGAATTTAGACATTTTCATGCGCTCCAAAGGTTCGCTTATACGCTTCAGATACAGCAGCCTGAATACCAGCTCTTAACCCCTGTATCTCAGGCTGCTTCATAAACGCCTCAAGCCCGTTAGAAATCGCCTCGTCAGCCCTAATACAAGCCACGCAAATACGTTGTTTTTTAGGTCTTGGAGAGAAACTTTCCCCGCATCTCTGGCACTTCACGATCATTCTTGCTCCTTATATAACGCGCGAAGACGCATTGGTGGAGCGGCCAATGGCTTCGCGCGGCCCGCGTACGGGCATTCGTTATTCGGTCTTCGGGCTTTGCCGACGACCGAATTTAATACTATGTACTGGGGATCTAGTGTTCTCGTCACGAGAAGCAGCATACTCTATAGCCTTTTCGTACTCAGGACTAGGAACTAAATCCAAATAAGCCCGGGCCCAATCCCCACCGCTTCCTATACAATACGATTCTTCGTTTATCTCCATAGGTACCAGATTCTCATCAAACATAAATATCTGCTTGCTTCTAGTAACCACTAAAACAATAGTGTCGAACTCTTTCATGATCTTCGGAGGCCAGTGTTCACCAAGATTTAGTTTCCACATATCGTTGATACCGTGCTCCGCTAAGATCCGCTTGAAGAACTCTAGCTCAGGGAGAAAACCAGCGCCACCTACTAAAAAATCCTCGTTTGTCTTTACGTGCGATACTCTATGCAGTTTATTAGTTCCGAAAGGTTGAGCAGAATTACAATACGAATCCGCATACATCGCAGTGCGCGTCGCAATAACGGTGGTCATTGTCTTCCATCATTTCTGTTTGCTGTCCCATCGCCGTATGTTATCTAGTTGCTCTTTACACTGCCCATAGGATCTGGAGATTTCTCCGAACCAATCGACAAGGGAGTTTCCGGTAATCTCGGAAGTGGGGGCAGCTCCTTCAGCAGTTCCACCGGCACTCGGTGTGGAGGCTGCATCGGGGGGCACGACAACACCTTCTGATGCATCGAGCATCCGGTTAATAGAAATAGGAAACCGAGTATTAAAAGGATGATCACAACCGTCCTTACCCGAAGGTATCGTAGTAAATTTCTCACGTCGGGCCTTTTCTTTTAGTCTGTTAATAATAGCGTTGAGGGCAGCTTGTTCCGTATGCAAAATCTCAACCGTCTTGCGGTCGCCGTCGATCTGCCCTTGCAGACGGTCTGAGTGGGCTTGTAGGGACGCTGTATATTGTTCCCGGAGCATATTCTCCCGGGTAGTATATTTTGCGTCCCATCGGTATCCGTTTACGATCCATCCAGCGAAGAAAAGCCCAACCGACAGGACTAGCGCTCCAATCATTTTTGGATTCATTTGTCTGGCTCCGCTCCATTCGTTTTTCCTTTGAACGCTGTAATTCCGTCATGCACTCCTCGCTGCAGTACGAAAATGCCTAACACGCCGAGCAACAGCGTCTCAACGGGCTGGCCCTTCACAACAAGTACAACAACTGCCCAGGCAGACAGCAGCGCCATTAGTAAAAGGACGTGCTTATCAAGCGATGCCTTACCAGTGACAGTGTCGATCAAAATATCTGCGATGTCGTACGAGTGTGACTTGTCACTGTTAATTCTCCGTACGAGATACAGGATAACTAATACAATCAAAACCAGCCATGCGACGTTAGGCTGGACAGCTCCGAGCAGTGTATTAAGCACTCAGTACCTCTTTCGCAACTAGATAAAATGCCTTCCGGTCTTCCAAGCCATTAAGCCCCCCATTGATGTGCTTCGTGCACTTGACTATGTCATCAGCAAAATCATTGAGATCATTGCGCTGCCAGAATAGAGCGCTAACCCTAGCAGCATGCACAGGCATCTCCAGTAACTCAGGATTAGTGACACAGTCAAGACCGAGCCCAGCGCCATAGGTGGCATAGTTGTGCCGCCCCGTTATTTGTATCAGCCCTCGTCCTGCGAACCGCCAACCGTCACCCACAGCAGTATTACCCAGTTTCTTCGCCAGTTCACTGGGTGACTCATAACGTCTTTGTTGTGTGGTCGGACCCCATATCTCCTTCACCCAACGTAATTGACCGGATTCGTGTGCGATCTGTGCGAGGAACATGGCCTGCTGGATAGGCGTATTTATGCCAAACTCCGTCATAGCCTTATTAAGCGGATCCAAAAAAAGATCCAAGCTGACGCTCTTCGCCGCTGGCATAATCATAGCCAACTGTTTTCTAGTAACCATGCTCCCGCTCCTGGTTTAACTACTTACCTATACTAAATCCACTCATCCACACAATGAAGTATACAACAGCGGCAAAGAGAAGAGTAAACAGTGTTGAAACTGTCCATCGTCCAACCATCTTATATCGCTCGTCCATCCAGTCATGCATACCTTCTCTAACAGCCTTACGGAACTCCTCAGTATCATCGAGATGAACAGCGATAGGTTCGCCGCTCTCAGTGTAAAGTTTACCATCCTTCAATACAATCTTTTCCATTATATACCGCCATACCTAATGTGTCTGTATTTGGCCTCACGAGTATCTTTCTCCTTCTTAGCTAAATCGCAGTACGCCATAAAACTAGCCCTAGCCTCTTCGGCCTTGGTCTTGTCGAACGCATCTGCATCCTGCTTACGATAAGCATGATACTTCATCCATTCTACCAGATGTAATCTATGTTCCTTATCAATTTCTAGTGCAGGATACGGAACCGTAGTGGCGTAGGTCGTAGTAATGCTGTTGATTGGCTCCCTATACACGGTCAACTTAATCGTAAAATTAGTATCAGAAATAGGAATAAGACGTAGTTTGTCAGGCTCCATACCACTAATAATTGCCGTGGTACGCCCAACCGTGTCATCAATCTTGTATTGTCTGCCGGTAAGCCCATAATCAGAATGGAAATCTGGAGCTTTTTGGTATGTCCCGAGAATGATGTCCTCGAAATTAAGTATCGCAAGAGGCATAAAATCGTAGTCGCGAGTAGCCAAACGAATCTTCAGAACCCTAGGATCGACCAAGACGAACGGTGCGCTCGCTACGACTGGTATGTCAACTATAGCCGTTGTGGACGAATCTGATATACCCTGAACAAGTCGGCAAAACATATTCTGAGCGTCGTCCATATACTGATAGACTTCATCGTTGCTCCAGAGGAATGGTTCCTTTGCATCTACGACCTGATCGCGGAAGTAATCGTGGAGATCAACACAAGTAAGTATGCTCATGGCTTTATCTTATTAGGACGAAACAGCCTGATCTTCGCAATAGGCCTGCCAAATCGCCTGGATTTCGTCCTTCTCTACTGAGTAGCCTACTAGCTTGGTAACTGCGTTTTTGTGGGGCACGGCACCAGCAGTGAAATCTTCTCGATCGTTCTTATCTACGATCTTGAGGATAGCAGCCATAATGGCGTTTCGACGAACAACTGGGTCACGAGGGACGCGGTCAGTAATTTCATCTTCGAGAACATTAGGATCGCTACCGTCTGCAGGCGTCGCTCCGACTGCAATCGCTTCTCTATAACATACTTCCGGAACATCTATAGGGATGTCCTTCCTGAACTCGAAGGAACGTCCGGCCAAAGAACGAAGAGTGTAGTTTCGATTGAGAACTAACAGAGGCATCATAGGGCTCCAAATTATGAAAGGACCCCCCAGAGCTTGTGGCTCTGAGGGGTTTACAACTTACTTAGTACGTCTGAACTTCAGCAGTGCGGTTATCGATAACATACTCGATACGAATACGAACTACACCAGCAGTAGCGTCACCAGTACCAGCAGCCAGAGTGATCTGGATGCCTTCGCCAGCACCAACGAAGGTAGTAGGAACAAGCGGCGTACGAGCTGCTGCCTTGATATTTGTAGCAGCAAGGTATCGGGAAGCCGACGCACTGTCGCCTACAGCGAGAGTATGAGTACCGGTATCATTTGAAACCGTCCGAACATTCATCTCACCACCAACCACCATAGCACGCGTTGGTAGATTGATGATTTTCGCCACAACGGCAACAGCTTTTAGATTAACCGTAGCACCAACGGTGTTCACGATTTGGTTCTGAGCACTCGCGAGGTCGAACTCGAAAACAGCGCTCATAACCGGCTGCGTACCAACCGCAACCGGAAGAACAGTAGATAGACCAGGAGTTGCAGCCATTTAATGTCTCCTTATTCCGCAACGTACGTGCTAACGACACCGAAATCCTGAACGGTATTGGCAGCATAGATACTGTTAAACTTGGGTTTCAGGAACCCGAGAATTTTGGACACCGAAACAGCTTGTTGGTTTTCGTAGTCGAAACCTTTCTCAACCCACTCAGGATTACCGATGTCGCCCATCGCCAACGCTTGCGCGCCGCAGAAGAGAACTTGGCAACCCTCAACGAGACCACCGGCACCGTATTTAACCGAAGTACCCAAAGTGTTAGGAACATGGCGATGCTCATGGAGATACAGACCATCTACTTTAACAGTGCCACCGGCAAACAAAGGATTCGAATCCGAGCGCTGCTGTGCGTAACGCAAGTTCTGGATGTAGTCTGAATCAAGTTTCAGCTTACCCATGGCTTGGGGAGTCAGGAAAACGTGATAAGTCTCCTCGCCACCTGCTTCTTTCACGCCACGAATATACTGTTCTTTAGCGAATGCCTTCAACTGGACCAGCAGTGAGTAGCTAGGGGTATCCGCAGCGACCACCGCCGAAGACGCACCACCAACTACTAGAGTCTTGGTCGTACCGTCCCAGCGCGCGATGCGCTTAGAAGTAGGAACAGCAATATCAGCCGCAAATTCCAAGAAGGGGAATCAGAACCTACCCGAATGGCGCCATTCGGCTTAAACGCATAAGAAATTCCGGCCATAGTCAGAAAAGCAACTTGATCCATACGATCCGCCAGCCAGTATGCGAGAACGTCGCGGCTGTTGTTACGAAATTCTACGATGGACTTCTGATCTGCCATACGACCTTGGTGCCGGTTAGCATGGCGCATTTGATCCAAACGGATCACTTGGTCGAAGGTCAACATCGCCTCTTCGTTATTCTCAAGAGTGCGATCCCCGACGACACCATCGCCTTGAAGATCGGCAAGAAGGGTAATAACGGCGCGGGCGCCTTTTTCAGACTTCTTGAGTTCAGTAATGTGCTGGATGACAGAGTTGGCATCCTTACCGAGGAACTTGCTAATGAACGACATATTACGGGCCTGCTTCCACAGGTCCATCGCCCAGGTAGTCTTCTGCTCGTTGGTTAGAGCAGCAAAATTTGTTAGTGCCATGAAGGCTCTCCTAAAATTAAATTACAAAATCAAGCATTTAAAACACAACCAATTACTATGCTCGACGTTTTTAGGAGGGTCGGCACTCCAGCAGACTGCTTGCCGTGAGTCTCGTACGTGATTCGATTATACAAGACTCACGGGTCGTGTCAACAGTAATTTCTAACCAGAAAAATCATCGCCTCGAAGTTTGGCTTTAGTATCCTCATCAAGCTTGGCAAACTGTTCCTGAGTCATCCTCATTACGTCTACTTTGGCCTGAGCCCTGCCGTCGCCAACTTTATCGCTATCCAAACCGACTTTACTGAGATTACCCGGCTGAGCCTTATCGGCAGCGGCGGCCTTCGTACGGGCAGCAGCTTCTCGTTCTGCACGTAAGGAACTACCGGCATCGCCCACGCTGGCCTTCTTCGGCACCATGACATACTTTAGCGCCTTGTCAAGTGCTGCATTACGAGCGTATCCGCGAGATACATAGGCAGCCATCATGTCGGCAACTTCGTCCGTTAAATCGGAATTAAAATCGTCGTGTTCAGGATTCAACTCGCTGTACTTAGCCTCGGCATTAGTCAACGCAGTTTCGTAATTGACAGTTTCTATGGCCTCAGTACGGGCTCGTTCAGCTTGTGACGTAGCCCTGTAATCTACGAGCGCGTCTTGCATGCGATCGATGTCTCTCCGCACAGCTCGGGCTTCGTCTTTCTTTCCGTCTTGGACAAGATCTTCGTACTTGTCTCTCGCGGCAGATAGATTAGCCTGAAGCTTTTGCACATCTACAGACACTCGGCCTGCGGCATTAGCGCGCTCAAGTTCGTCAATACGAGCGGCATCTCGTTCGGCGCGGGCCTGAGCCTTACGTTGCTGAGCTTCCAGTCGCTCGCGAGGGACTACTTTAGCCTTCCCAGGTTCAGTCTGCTCAGGTTCGGCCATCTCAGGCTCGGACTTTTGCTCTTTTTCAGGTGTATCTTTCTCAACCTGAGCAGGCTGACCTTTCTCGAGTTCGACTACATCTTGAACTGCCTCGTTTCCAGTAGGAACAAATTCATTACCCAAATCACCTTCCATACTACGCTCCTATAATCCGTTTTTAATTTGTTGCGCTTCTAGCCTTATCGCGTCGATTTCGTTCTTACGCACCTCGTCTAGTCTTTTCTGTTCTCTATGCGATACATAGTCTACCACGGAGGGCAGCAGCATCCGTATTAAAAAATCTCCAGGAGTTTCTACTGGCAGCTTATTGTCTAAGTACCAAGCGGTGAAATATGGAGCTTTTTCTGATGTGAGAGTGAAAGTCACGTTAATCGGCGCCGTTGGTGCGCGAGTAATAACAGCCATGTTTTGTTTCCTTTAATTCCAGAGGGGCGTATGAAAGAGAACGCCATCAATTTTTATCGGCCACCACCCCTGTATAGTTGCATTGGCGATGGCTGTTGGTCTCACGGCTGTTATAGTTACGGCGCCGGTGCCATTTTCAACAAGATAGTTTCGTACATTTCCAGTAATATGAACATATCCAGGTACTCCCGACCCGGTAGCCTCACCGGGGAACAAGTTGATATCTCCGCCGTCTTGATTGGTTCCAGAAGCGAGTCCTCCCCAAATGAAGATACTACCACCAGGACCCGATGTCTGAGCATCACCTGGGACTATCGATATTGAACCGCCGCCCCCACTAGTAGCCCCACCGAAACCCCCGAAAAACAGCATGCCGCCGCCATCGGCATTAACTCCACCGGTACCGCAATTAAATATCATATCTCCGCCGGTTCCAATTCCGGATCCTTCTCCAGAAGTAAATAAAAGACTCCCGCCTGGGCTAGTAGTCCCGCCGCCAACGCCGCCAGTGAAGCTAATACTTCCGCCAGAACCCGAACCACTCGCGTTTCCAGAAAAGAAAACGAGAGCCCCTCCATTGCCAGAGGTTGCTCCCCCGTCTTGAGCCAGGACTGAGATATTCCTTCCGTCCGAGGTTGCTCCCGCAGCGACCGGGAAAGAAAGACTTATGTTAGCCTCTGCATTCAATCTAGCTTCTACAACGTCCAAAGCCTTGGTCGAATCGTTCCATGTAAGACTAGCCGATTGCGCAAAACCACCAGTAGCGCCCCCGAAAACAATCTGATTCGCCACAGCACCAGAAAATGTGTGAGCGGCGTTCCAATCATTCGTGCGAACTTTCGTAGCGTCTGGGCCTTGAGGGGCAGAACTTACAAAAGAATGTTTAATGTCTATTGCCATGCGGAGTCCCTAGCAGAAGTAGTAATGTTAGCATCAGATGTAGTCATTTGTACAGCGTTCAGCATAAAAATTATGTCGTCCGAATCCCTCCAATCTAGCGCCCTAGCGACCATATCGAAAATAGAGAGTTTTATTTTCAGCACGGGCAATTTAACACTAACTAATATTCTCTGTGCGCCGGATGGAACACATTCATTCGCAACTATGCTGACTCGAACCGGGGATAGATCGATCCTAGCCTTACTAGATTCTGCGATCCTAGGTTTCGGCGATTCCTTAACTTTTTTAACGGGCTTAGTTTTCGGCTCTTTCTTTGATTTCTCCTCTTCCTTCGCCCCCTGAAGTTCCCAATATCGCTTTCTATCTATCCAATCCCACTGGGAGTCATTAGTACCTGGGATCACTTCTGGTTGTGTTACGTGAACACTGGATATTAGCGTTTGGCCAGCTTGAGTAGAATTAAGATTGGCTATTACATCAACGCTGCCAGATACAGTGACACTGGATGTTAGGGTCTGAGCGTCCTGAGTGGCCCCAGGTGGGAGCGCACAATCAGTATCGAAAGTGCCGCTGTCAAAAGCTGTACATTGGAATGGGCCAGTAGCCGCAGCAGTAGAGCCTAGGTTAGCCTGTACTAATACATCGACTTCAGACGTTATGGTCTGGTTGACTTGAGTACTGGTTGAGCTGGCCTGTACCAGTACATCGACTTCAGATGTTAGGGTCTGGTTGGCTTGAGTACTGGTTGAGCTGGCCTGTACTAATACCTCGACTTCAGAAGCTAGAGTTTCGTCGTCTTGAGTACTGGTTGAACTGGCCTGTACCAGTACATCGACTTCAGAAGCTAAAGTTTCGTCGTCTTGAGTTGCGTTGAGATCAGCAGTGACGCCGGTGATATCAGCGGCAGTGGGGTCATATAAACGACCGTCGAATACCCCCGTGCTAAGGTCGCTAGGTACTGGCCTTAGGTGCCCATCGGGCCACAGAGCCATTGTTTACCCCTGAAGAACGCCGTAATCCGTCGTTCCAGCGCGGTTCGGTGAACCGGCTAAGTAATACCTAACCCAAAACGGACCGGCGTTGTTGGGTAATATAACTGACCACGCCCCAGACCCATTCGACACAGTTACACCAATGCGCCTATCATCGCCGTCGAACACATACACGGCACAATTACCAAGCGGGACTCCAGTATTATCCCTCGATACGCCTGTCATAACAAAGAACGCGGTGTGTTGTAGCGCCGGTTTAGGACCCAGCATCGGGGGGCGCGGTAGTTGTGAATTAGTAACCCGCTGCCCGTGCGTATTTATAACAGTGGTATCGCCCGCAACTTTATTAATTCGTCGCCCGGGGCCTAAATTGGAAAACCCGGATTTCGAAGATATATAGGGCGTGCCCATACCATCGGGTTCTCTATAACCCCAAAACCGAACGCCGTTTACCGCGCTAGTGCCAATCCCGGGCATTTTAATAGTCGTCTAGCTGCTCAACGCAATACTGATGGCAAGTCATAGAACCCGTAGCTACAGTCTGAGTAAAGAACATGTCAAGAGCCAGAGCTGACGTAGAGTTGAACCCGCCACCAACTACAGGCGCTGTGTTATACGGTATGTTTTGACCACCAGGGCCTGGGCCTGTGGCAGGGAGCGCAGTAAGGATGTTAGCCTCGGATAGCCAAAAACCCTGGCCTATTAAATTAGCCAGCGTGCCATTCCCCACCGCCCTACACGTAAGCAAGACATCGAGATTCCACGAGACGTTGGTCTTAGCTACGATATTAAGCGGCATGGCCAGCGAATCCCATAC